GTGCTTGGCTGGGCTGGATGGGTGAGCTGTAGCCGTGACGTTAAAATGATACTTGCGTTAGGTTCGTTAGACTGTTACACTGTCATAGACGGTTCAACCACGAAGCACCTAGAAAGGGGTGAACATGGAAAACAGGGCAAGCATTGGCAGGAGCATTGTAACAAGCCATTGTTACGGGCAGTGCGTCAATCCCGATACGGGAGAGTTCGAGGACTACAGCGAAGATTTGCGAGGGTGCTACACACCCGAACGAGCCACAAGGCACATTCGCAAGCGTACACAGGACAAGACCGTTACAATCAACCGAGTAGAGCAAGAGAAGCACTACTACAAACAGGACATAGAAACATTCATCAAGCACGCAGAAAGGTACTAACATGACTGACAAGAATAACACCGAAACCGCTATCGTTTCCACCACGGCAACCGAACTCGTAAAGAACCCCAGCTTCGAGATTCCCGAAGGCTTCATAAACACGTTCGACCTCACGACCGACGAAGGCAAGTTTTCAGTCCTCGCAGCGCTCAACGGAGCCGAACCGCTCAACGACCACGTGGGCGAAGTGTTGCAGGTGTGCGACTGCATCACCGAACCAGGCATCCGCAAGGCTCGCGATGCTCGCAGTGAAGATACTCCTTGCATCAACACTTATCTTGTCACCGTTGACGGCATGGCTTATTTCTCGCAGTCTGACGGCGTGGCTCGTTCCGTTCGCATGATTGCGGCATTGTGGGGCGATTTCGGCAAGTCAACCGAACTTGGCTATCTCAACCTTTGTTGCATCGAGAAGAAACTTGCAAACGGCAACACTATTAAGAACATCGTACCCGCGAATGCCTAGAGCTTCATAGCATCCATCTTGAACCCGCGTTTGCAACTTAGCTTGCGCGGGTTTTTTATTATCTGATTCGGAGGTGATTACATGGCAAGAGCGAAGCGCAAGAGCGACGAGGTATACAACGCTAGAAGACGTGCAGCCCGCGCATTGGCTAAACTTGAGCGTCAAGCAGCACAAGGCGCGTTCAAAACCGAAGGGCAGCAACGCGCTGTTTCCTCGCTCGCGCAACAGCTCGAAACGGCTATCTCAAAATCATACGCGAATCGACAAACGCGACAGTACAGCAAAGACATTTCAACCACGGTTTCAAATCTTCGTTCGACGGCTAGCGTAATTCAAAGCGACAGAACGCAAGGCGCGACGTACAGGCAGAACAAAATATTCGAACGCAACTTGAACAACGCGACAATGAAAGACGGCTTTTCAAGCATCAGCAAGACAGAAGCGAAAGTGTTCTACAGGCTCACGCAGAACATTTGGCAGGGCAAGCCCTCCGAAATGCGAAACGAGCTTATACGGGCGCACTACGGCACGGAATCGCTCGAAGACGCATTCAATGCGGTGATGGAAACCGAACAGGCGCAGAGTGCATTGGCGCAAGCGAACGCGAACGGCCAACCGATAGGGGTTACAGATGAAAACGAGGCTTTCTACAACGATACTACGGACACGGGCGAAGATTTCGGAAGCCCTGACTACATTAAAACAACGGCTCCCTTGGCGGTTTAGCGTGTCCGAAAGCAAGCCGCGCAAGCACTACACAATCGCAGCCGCATACGACACCGAAACCACGAACGTAGGCGAAGGCGCGGAAACCCGCGCTTTCGCGTCGTGCTATATGGTGAACGATTTGCGCGGCGTTGATTTGGCTAAGTACGTACAGGGGCGCGACGATAACGTAAAGTTCTTTCGTCACGATTACGAAATGCACGACTATATAGACTCGCTCGTTTCATGGGGCGAGGAAAAGGGGTTTATACCCATAGTGTGCGCCTATAACCTCATGTTCGACATGCAAACGCTAATGTACGAGCTGAACAAAAGATACGACATGAAGACTAACGCGCAGAGCAGCACGAACGTTTACACGCTCGACTTGGAGAAGGAAGGCGAGACGGTTCTTCGCTTCTGGGACACGTATCACCTAGAAATGAGAGGGCTTGCGGCTATGGGCGAGACGTGCGGGCTAGAGAAGGCAACGGGCGATTGGGATTACTCGCTAATCCGCACGCCCGAAACGCCCTTGACGGTTAACGAGGTTTACTATGCCACCCGAGACGTTCAAGTTATACCTGCATACCTTCGCTATCTATTGCAAGCGAACGAGTGGATGAAGCAAAGCGATTTGGGTTTCAGAATTTTGACGAAGACATCTATAGTAAGGCAGATGGCAGCGAACCAGATAGGCAACCAGAAGATAACGAAGCGAAACGGCAAGCGCATGACGCTATCGTTCGCGTTCATGAAGCTATGCAAGAAGCAACTACCGCGCACGTTCTCGCAATACGCTTTGCGCAAGGCTTGTTTCCGTGGAGGGTTCACGTTCACGGCTGGGGTTGCGGCTTCTCGCGTCGTTAACAACGTAGCGAGCCTTGACGTTACAAGTATGCACCACGCGTTCATAAACGGGCGCATGGTTCCCGTGCATTTCACGAAGGATTACCCTCGAGTTTTGGATTACTATTTCAAACAGGTAGTGAACACCGATTTGAAAACGGTTCTGTCACGCTATGAAAAGCCTTTCGATTGCGCCTTCCATATGCGCATCAGGTTCAAGAACATACGGTTGAAGAAGAACAGCGCGTTCGACGCTTGGCAAATAGCCCTCATTCCTTCGGGAAAGTTCCGCATAAAACAGGGCGCTGGGGCTGAATACGGACTTGACGAGCGGGCGCGGTTCGCGGAAGAGCAAACGCGCGCAGATGGCTGGCACGATAGCGCGGTGAACCCCGTGTTCGCTTTCGGAAAACTGTACAGCGCAGATTACTGCACCATACATGTAAGCGAACTAGAGCTATGGACTATTGCGCAGGTGTACGATTGGGACGGTTACGAATGCGTGCTAGGCGAAGGCACTGTGAAATGGATTGTACCGCCCGACTATGTGACGCTTCAAAGTAACGTGCTTTTCGAGATGAAGAACGATGCTAAGGTTATCAATCGAAACTACCACAAAGGCGAGAAATACCCGCTCGACATTCCCGCGACCATCCCCGACGGTATCAGGTTCGGGCTTGAAACGGGTTCACTCGATGAAGGGTTTTTCGAAAGCTATTACAACTCGACCGTGAAGGGCATGTTCAATGGAATCTACGGCACTATGGCGCAAGACGTTTACAAACCAGATTACGCGGTTTCTTCGGGTGAATTATACGTTGATAAAGACACGGCGGTTACAGCCGAAAGCTGGGAAGCGTCGCAGCCGAGGAAATGCAAGGTTTTCTACAACTACGGATTGCGCATCGTGGGCGGATCGCGTATGCACCTCGCTATCGCTATGATTCTTCTTTATGAGAGGTTCGGGAACAGGATAACCGTAACAGGTGGGGACACGGACAGCCTTAAAATACGATGCGACGAAGACGTTACGGACGTGCAGCTATTGGACGCGCTCAAACCGCTTCACGACGCTACCACCAAGGCGATAGACGCGACGATGCGAAGGGTGCGTGCCTACTTCCCCGAACAGGCTTCGACGTTGGAAGGCATCGGGCTTTTCGACATCGAGGATTGCGGGAACTCTAAGCGCTGGAAGTACCACATGGAAGCATGGAACAAGGCGCGCGTGTCTGTTTCGCAAGACGGCAAGGTTCACGTGACTTGCGCGGGTCTTTCTCGACCGCTCAAAAGCTACCATATAGAGACGTTCATAACGCAGTTGCTAGACGCTGGCGTTCCCGCATACGAAGCGTTGCCGCAATCGCTGGGGTATAATGTTTTCGTTACGCATGACGTATGCCACGCCCTAGAGCATCGCAGACCGCTTGCAAGCGAGAAGTTCCACGCGAAAGTAACCGACTACATGGGGCGGACCTTCGAAGTAGACGCATACGAAGCGGTGGCGCTCTACGATGCTGGGCGGTATTTGGGCGATACGACGAAAAGAACGAACGCCGACAGCGTGAAATACCTCCGCGAACACGGGTTAGACGTTGACGATACGGAACGGTTCGTCGAGGTGAAAGACGGTCACGCGGTATTGAAGAACGCGGAAGGGGTTATCTATGACACAACCAGCGGGCTATAGCCTTGCATGCTACGCTCTCGACAAGGAAACGACGCTTTGGAAGCATCGCTATATCGTAATGAACTGTACGCCCTACGACGTAGGTTCCAAGGCTATGCAGATAGTGAAGACGCTTGCGGACGATGAACACCCGTTATTCAGCGTGAAAGGCTATCAGTATGCCTAGCAAGGAAGAACCGAGATTCTACGATTGGAACAAGGCGCTTTCGTATGACGCTGACGTTACGATGGTGATAGGCGCGCGCGGTATCGGTAAAACTTACGGGTTGCGCTGTCAGTGCGTGCGTGACTTTCTGAAAGACAAAAGCACGTTCGTTGAAATCGTTCGTTACAAATCAGAATTGCAGGGGGTTTCAAGTGATTACTTCTCAAGAATTGACACTAATAACGAGTTTGAAGGATACGCATTTAAGACAGATACAAAACACGCGTATATCGCCCGTGCATGTGAAGAGGGTTCGGGTAGCAAACCCAAATGGGAAATCATCGGTTACTTTGTTGCACTTTCGCAAGCGCAGCAGATAAAGAAGCGCACGTTTGACAGGGTTAAGCGCCTTATATTCGATGAAGCGGTTCTGGACAAGAACGACCGATACCACCACTATCTACCGAACGAGTTCGTAACGCTTGCGAATATCGTAGACACCGCGAGCCGCGAGCGTGCGGATGTGGCCGGAGTGAAACCGCATCTTTACCTATTGGGCAACGCGCTCGACATACTGAACCCGTACTTCGTCACCTACAAGATAGGCACGAAGCCGAAAGAAGGTTTCTCATGGCACGCTAACAAGACGATGTTACTTCACTACATTAAAGACAGCGAATACGCGCAAGCGAAAATGACCGACACGGTAGCGGGTAGAATGCTAGGGGCAACGCCCGACGGACTGATAGCCGCGCGTAACGAGTTCGTGCGGCAATCGTCCGACTTCGTGGCGCAGAAGCCGAACCGCGCTAAGTTCGCTTTCGGCATCGTCCACGACGGAAACGATTTCGGAATCTGGCTTGACGCGACCGAAGGCTATTACTACGTGACGAATAAGATACCGAAGAATACCAACGGCAAGCCCGTTTTCGCGCTCACGGCAAGCGACAACAAGGTAAACTACATCGCGGCGCGCAAAGCGGAACGCGCTTTGAAGGGCTTCACCGAGCTTTACTATCTAGGCATCGTGCGCTATCAAAGCGCGGTGATACGCGAGAAGTTCATTGACGCGCTGGCGCTTTTCGGTGTACGATAGCCTAAGCATGGGACGCTATAGGCTTACGGGTGAGTAGCGCGTTAATAGATGGTTCAAGCCCTGATTGATTTCAGCCGTCCGCGCGGTGGGTTGGCTCCCACTTTCAACTTGTGCTATAGTTACGTTCTATGCTATGCTTTGCCCCGAAGGGTTTCAATGAAACACCCTTCGGGGCTTTTTCGTATCCACGTGAAGGAGGTTAGAAATGGACGAAGAGATTATGAACGAAGAGCAGGAAACCACGCAGGGCAACGAGGAAATGACCAGCGAGGAAGAACACCGTTACAACGAGTTCGAGGACTTGGCTAACCGCCTTGACCGCATCGAAGGGCTTGTTACCGACGTTCTGGCACGTTGCGACAGCATCCGCGACAGCATCGGCAATTTCGCCGAAATCGGCGCGGTGGTTCGCGACGAGGACGGCGCGGAAGATGCAATTGACGAAGCACTGGAAGCGCTCGAAGACTTCACCGCAATTGAAGATTTAGATTTGACCCTTTAAGGAGGTTAGAACATGGCTACGGACAACCATACCATTCTTGTTAAAAGCTACCTCGCTGCTACGAACGACTACCAGCAGCGTATTCCCGACCCAACGCAGTCTAGCATTTCGCAGACTATGAAGGCGCTTTTCGCGCCAATGAACCAGCGCTATTTTAACCAGTTCATGGACATTCTCGTTAACCGAATCGCGTTCACCTACGTTCACGGCAAGCGTTGGGACAATCCCCTTGCAATCTTCAAGGGGCAGAAAATCAACTACGGTTCGACCATTCAGGAAATCGCCCCGAAATGGATCAAGGCGCACGCCTACGAAGACGATAACGAAACGCTTCTGAAACTGCACCGACCCGAAGCCGAAGCGTGGTATCACTCGCAGAACCGCCGCGACCGCTACCCGATTTCGATTTCCTACGACGAGTTGCGCACCGCGTTCACCGACGATTACGGCCTGAACAATCTCATCGCGCAAATCATGGATACCCCCATCAATTCGGACAACTACGACGAGTACCGAATCATGGTTCAGCTTATCGCCGAATACGAAAGCAAATGGGGCTTCTTCAAGCACCATCTTTCGGCAGTTCCGAGCAACGAAGAGACGGGCAAGGAGTTCTTGACCGCTATCCGCGCATACGCTGGAAAGCTCAAGTTCCCTAGCACGCTCTACAACGGCGGAACCGTAGACATTCCCGTATTCGCGCAGCCTAACGAACTGGTTCTTATGATTACGCCCGACGCGCAGGCTTCGCTCGATGTTAACACCCTCGCGAGCGTGTTCCAACTCGATAAGGCGGACATCAAATACCGTACCATCATCGTTGACGAGTTCCCCATCCCCGACGCGGTGGCGCTTCTCACTACCGAAGATTTCTTCGTGTGCCACGACACCGTTTACACGAACACGAGCTTCTGGAATCCTGAAACGCTCGTGACGAACTACTACTTGCAGCATTGGGGCATCTACAGCGTTTCGCCGTTCGTCCCCGCTATCCTGTTCACCACGGGCGAAGGGTCCACAGTGAACAAGATCACGCAGGCGGTAACGGGCTTGCAGCTCACCGCTAACCCGACCACCGTACCGCGCGGAGGTGAAACCGAACTTACCGTTACGCTTCAGGGCAGCATCACCCCGACGAGCGAGGCAATCAAAGTAGCGCCCAACGCGGCTACCTTCGAGCTTACCGCTACCGACGGGCAGGAAGCGCCTACGGCGGTAGACTTGAAGGGCACCACCTACGTAGACGAGTACGGCGTTCTCCACGTCGGAAAGGGCGAGAAGGCGGGTACCGTAATCACCGTTACGGCAACCAGCACTTACACCAATCCGAGCGGAGCGACCACGCCGCAGACGGCTACCGCAACCGTTACCGTTTCCTAGCCTTTCGGTTTCGGTTCTTACAGATGGGGGCAAGGTTCGCGGTAGCCTTGCCCCTTACTTTTAGAAAGAGGTGATTTCATGGGAAGGTTCCCGCATTTGGACGATACGCAGTTCCCCGACTTGGCTAACGTTGACGTGTACCGCTATCGAAACACGTTCGATTACAACCGTTGGGAAGCGGACACGAAGATTCGCCTTGTGAACGTGCTTTTCAATTCGGACTACCAAGACGTTGTGAAGTTCGACACCGACGCGGAACGCGATGAATACTTCGATTCGCTGGAAGGCTACGCGCAGACGCTTACGACCGCGTTTCAGGTTGCCCCGAACGATACCGTAAAGCTTCCTATCCCATACGGCGTTATGGTTCGCTACAATTACATGTATATCGACTTGCCTATGTACACGAGCGAAGCGCAGCCTATAGACTACGAGGACAAGCGCCGAATAAAACGATACTATTATTTCATCGAGAACGTTAGGCAGCTCGCGCCCTCGACGTGTGAAGCGACAATTGCGCTAGATCAGTGGACTACATACATCAACGAGGTAGACATCACTTTCATGATGCTAGAGCGCGGACATGCGCCTATGAAGTCTATCAGCGTGGAGGACTATCTAAGCAACCCGATAGCGAACAGCCGTTACCTTCTCGCAGCCGATTACAACTATTCGAGCGAAAGCGTCGTTTCCGATTCTCGTTTCGTTCCGTTCGGAAACGGAAAGAAGTACGTTCTTATCGCGAGCACGGCTAGCGCCGGGCTTCTCGCCAATTTCGGAGAAGCGACGAACACGCAGCCAACGAGCGCGGCAACGTACAGCGATGCGAGCGGACGCGACGGCTACCAGATGAACGTTAACGGTTACGTGTTCGGGCAAGGCGGTTTGGACTTCTCGAATTGCGCGCTTCAAACAGACCCTTACGCATCGCAGAACGACATTGTGCCGAACAACGTTATCGTTTACGCAATCGAAGCCGAGAAGGTGAACGACTTGTTCACCGCGCTTGCAACGCGCGTGCCGCATTTCATGCGGACGGTTCAAGGGCTGTTCATGCTTTCAGATGATTTGTTCGAGCTTAACAACCCCTATAAGCTGGCTGGCTTCACCGTCTACAGCGTGCGCCCGATAAACGGCACGCGCGAATACGTCAATCTTGACAAGAAGATGTTCGGTTATCCGAAGGAGTACGCGGACATCGCGAAACTGTACACGTTTCCGTATTCATATGTGGAAGTGACGGACAACAACGGCAACGCTTTCGACATGAGGATAGAGCAGAGCGGCAACGTCGCGCTTCATCAGAACGTTTCGCTCGCATTCCCTTACTTGAAGGTTCAGGCGTTCCTCACGGGCGTTAACGGCGAAAGCTACGATACTTACACGTGGACGAATCTAGCGGGTTCGACCGTGAGCCGTCAGATGTGGGGCGATGATTTTTCCAGGTTCCTAGTCGATTGGGACATTCCCGTTTACGCGTGCTATACGCGCGGTTGGGACGATTACAGACTCGCAAACTGGGCGCAGAACCAACTGACGCGCGAGAATGCCATAACCGCGTACCAGAACGCGGCGCGATCCGCTAACACGGGTTACGCCAATGCGGTTGATTCGGCGGAAACGGGATACGCTAACGCCGTCCGTTCCGCGAACACGGGAAAGCAGAACGCGGACGCTGGCGCGGACACTGGGAAGGCTAACGCGGACGCTAGCGCGAACACGAGCGTAACAAACACGAAGAACAGCAGCAACACGAGCATAACGAACACGGGGCTTGCAACAGCCGCTAGCATCGCTACGGTAGCGCGCGCGAACGAATCAAGCACGACAATTACCAATATAGGCAACAGCACGAGCCAAGCGGCGCAGGCTTACGATGCTGGACTACAGCGCGGCGTTCAGGAAGCGGACGCGCAAGCGGTAGCGGCAACGACGCTCACAAACGCAATAGGCGGCTTGGCCGGTTCGATTGCTTCCGGCGCTATGAGCGGCGGAGTTGCGGGAGCAGTTACGGGAGCCGTGGGCGGCGTTATATCTGGCGTTACTTCGGGCGTTAACGCGGCGGTCATGCTCAATGCGGCAAGCACGAAAGTAGAGCTCGCAATCACTAACAGCCAAGAGAAGACCACTTCGCAGAACAACAGCAACACGGGAATTACTAACAGTTCCAACAACGCGCAGACCGACAACGCGGAGACGGTGACGGAAGCGACAACGGCGCAGACCGCGAACAACGCGGCAACAGCCAACACCAACGCGACGAACAGCGCAAACACCGCGAAGGCTAACGCGACGAGAACGCAGACCACTACGAAAGCAAATGCCGCACGCACGCAATCAACGGCTATAACGAACGCCGACGAGACGCGGGACACCGCCGAATCTAACGCCGACTACTCGCGCGATACGTCGGTGAAGAACGCGCAGCAGGGAATGACGGTAGCGCAGCGGACGGCGACGCGCACGTACCAGACGCACCAGAACGACGCGCCTATTCAGCGCGGCACCTATTCGGGCGATGCGACGTTAGATCTGTTCGAGCGTCGCGGCGTGCAATTCAAGGTGCGCACGCAGCGCGAATGCGACATCGCGCAAGCGGGCGATATGATGTTAAGATTCGGATACGCGCTCAACCAGAACTGGGACGTCGAAGCAAGCGGCTTGAAGATAATGAAGCACTTCACATATTGGAAGGCGCAAGACGTTTGGCTCAACGACGGTTCAGGCGTTACCAACACGGCGCGATATGCAATTCAAAGCATATTGGAGAGGGGCGTTACCGTTTGGAACGACCCCGATGAAATCGGAAAGGTGGGAATCTATGGAAACCTATAACGAGGAAGCGAAACCGCGCCCGATAGAAGAGCTTTTGAAGCTCGACACGTTCCAAGGAATGAGCGACATCGAGATAGCCACGGTAGTGGAGTACCAGAAGGCTATAGCCCTCAAAGATGCGGAGTTCCAACAGAAGATGGACGCTATAGCGCGTAAGGGCGAAGCGGAAGCGAAGGCATACGGCGAAATCGCCGGCCATGCTAAAGCTAAGCTAGACGAGCTTATAGCCGCACCGTTGGCGCTGACCGTGATAGACGAAAGCGAGGCATAGGATGGGACGCAGAAGGAACAAGCGGAACCAGCCGCTTCTGTACGATACTGAAATGTACTGGCAGAGCGCGGGGTACAACAACAGACTTTTCACCATGTACCGAAACCAGATTATCGCAATGGCTTTGAACCGCTTCAAGTGGGTAGGATTGCCGAAGACGTGCAACGAACGATACCTTGAATACACGCTTCTTTTTCAGGGCTTGGCTACAATCGCGTTCCCACGAAGGCAGCGCGGCATATTCTACAGCACGCAGGTTGCGCAAATGAGCGCGCCGAACATCTACGACAACCCCGTTAGCTGGCAGAGCATCGGCAACAACGGTTGGCGCTTCTCATGCACGGCGAAGAACGGCGTTATCGTATGGGACAACAAGATGCGTTTCCCCATCATGGAGCGCATCGACATTTGGGCGCGCGAGCTAGTGGACGTTACGCGAACGAAGCAGATTAACAGGATGCATCAGAAAACGCCGTTCATAATCAAATGCTTGCAGGAGCAGGAGCAGCAAGCCGCGAACCTGTTCAAACAGATTGCGGGCTTCGAACCAGCTATCATCACCACTACGGGCGTTGAAAGCATCGACGTTGACGCTATAAAGACCGACGTTCCGTTTCTAGGCGCGGAGCTGACGGCGGAGGAAGTGAACGTCTGGAACCGCATCTATCAGGCGTTGGGCATTCCGAATCTGACGTTCAAAGGCGAACGGATGATTCAAGACGAGGTGCAGACGCAGAGCGAGCCTACTAGTCTTATAGCGCTCGATTCGCTCACTTGCAGGCGCGAAGCGTGCGACATCCTGAACGACAGGTTCGCGCAATACCTTGACGAGCCTATCCGCGTCGTTTGGAGACAGGACAACGAGAGCGATAACTACAACTTCGCACACTCGATAACCAACCAGCTTTCGGCTATCGACACGACCATGAAGCTTGAAGGGAGCGAATAGCATGACAACCGATATACCCCCGTTCGATGAAAGGGACGATTGCAGCCGCGACGATTGGCACGCGGTTTTCACCGTGCAGCTTGGGGAGCTTATAACCGACGGCGTTATAGACTTCTCAACGCCCGAATGGGATTTCGACAGTTTCAACGACGAGCAGCGGAACAGGCTATACCAGAAGATAGCAGCCCGTTTCTTCTGGCGAGAAATCGGCGTTCTTCCCGTGCTTCGCTGGCGCATGGAATTGTTGCGAAAGCTGAACGAGATAATGCCGAAATACAAGTATCTTTATCAGGCTATCGAAGACGGCGTTTCACCGTTCCAAATCGAAGACGAGTTTGGCAAGTCACGGCAAATTTTTTCCGACTTCCCCGAAACGATGCTAGGAGACAACCAAGACTACGCGAGCAACGGCAACGATAGGGAGTTCGAGACGATACGGAACGGCAGCTACCTAGACGTTGCGGAAAACCTCGACAAACGATATAATGACGTTGACGTTATGATTCTGAATCAGCTAGAATCTTGTTTTTCGTGCCTTCTTACTGTTAACATGAACACGTATTAGACTAAGGAGGTGAAACGATGGGAAAGAACAGAACTAGCGCGCTACCTCCTTACTGGGGATATACGCAGTACACGCCCGTTATCCCCAAATTCTACTGGGACGTGTACAGCCAAGAGCAGCGAATCAAGCATCTTTGCGAGGAATACGACCGACTGGCACACTACGCTTCAATGCTCGCGGAAGAAATAAACGCTATCGAAGCGGTAACGCCCGAAGAGCTGCAAGCCGTTGTCGATTACTTCAACGCGCAGCTTGCGGCATTGAAGAAGCTAATCGAGCAATTGGAAGCTGGAACGCTGCAATGGGACGTTCAGCACGGCGATTACCGCGACACGGTGGAAGCCCAACGCGACATGTTCAACGACGTTACCGTTCACAGCATGACGATTGCGGAGTTCAACACGCTAGATTTGACGGTCGAAACGCTGGCTAATTGCGGGCTGAATTGCCGAGGGCTTGCGGTAATGAGCTACTGGCTCGTTGACCAGTTCGACATTTCGGACATCTACAAAGCCTAGAAAGGAGATTTACATATGGCAACAGAATACACCCCATACTACAATCTCGATTTGTATACGGACGCAGACAAACCGAACCTACGCGACCAGTACAACGCCGCGATGCGCAAGGTAGACACGCAACTTCACACATCGAACGACAACATCACCGTTGCAATCGAAGCGGCGAATCAGGCGAAGGAAAAAGCGCAGGAAGCTAACGACGCGGTAGCGGCAGAAACAACCGCTAGAGAAGCAGCAGACAACGCACTAGAAACCGCGTACAAAGCAGCCGATACCGTTCTAGACGGGAAAATCACCGCAGAAGCGACGGCGCGAACCGCTGCGGACAGCGCGCTAGAAACCGCGTACAAAGAAGCCGATAGCGTTCTCGACGGGAAAATAACCGCAGAAGCGACGGCGCGAACCGCTGCGGACAGCGCGCTTGGCGTGCGCATCGACGCCGAAGCTACCGCGAGGGCTAACGCCGATTCCGCTTTAAGCGATAGAATCGACGCTTTGGAGCCGTTTACGGCCAAGACGAAATACTACGGTCATAGGATGGTAGTAATCGGTGACAGCTATGCATACGGAACGGGTGCGAGCGACCACGGCGGAGCCGAACAACTCCGCTTCTCCACGCGCCTTGCTAACATGCTAGGTGCCGTCGAAGTAAACGTTGCGGTAGGTTCTACGGGATTCTGCGATCCTGGTTCAGGCGGGCAGAACGCGTCGTTCCCCACGCAGGTATCGCAGGCAGCGGCGAAGCTCAATGCAACGCAGAGAAACGACGTTAGGCTAGTGCTTATCGCGGGCGGAATCAACGACGAGCACGAGGGAGTCACATATTCGCGCGCGCAAATGGCTACAGCTGCGAAGAACACTTGCACCGCGGCTAAGGCTTCTTTCCCTAACGCCGACATCGTGGTTTTTCCGATGCTTTGGAACGGGCAGAAATGGCAATACCACGCTTTCAATTTCGAATGCGGAATCGTCGAAGGCGTTATGCAGTCAAATTGCGGTACCGCTGTTCAAGGGTGCTGGACTTGGAACTTCGGCGACGCAGCCAAATACGCTACTGACAACCTGCACCCGAACGATGCGGGGCATTTGAATTTCGCGAACCGCATGCTCGAGAGCATTATGCAGGGCGGCACTATGAACTACCAGAACTATTTGTTCGTGCCAACGATTAACGGTGGATCCACCGTTAACAGAACCTACGGAGTATTCCAAAACGGAACTATGCACTTCGGAGGAATGTACGTAGGAACATCGGGAGAAAAAATCAGCGGAAACACGAAAATAGGCACCGTTCCCCCTGGTATGTATCCCGAAGTAAACGTTTACGCGCCAATATTCAAGAACAATCAGCTTGCGGGTATGTTCTGCGTTACCGTTTCGGGAAACGTTTACATCAATCCTACTTCTGAGGTTACAGCGCCCGTATACGTGGCGCCTTGCGATTACGTGCCTTACGGCGGTACTTTGAACTAGCATAATGGCGCGCAGGCGTAGGGCTTGCGCGCCTTTTTCCTTTAAGGAGGTTGAACATGAGCATGAAAGGCATCGACATTTCGAATTGGCAAGCTGGCATTGTTCCTAGCAACATGGGCGTTGATTTCTGCATCTGCAAAGCTACCGAGGGCGTGGGCTTCACCGATGCGCAGTTTCGCGAGTTCGTTGAGAATTGCAAGGCTAACGGCTTGCTGTTCGGGTTCTACCACTTCGCACGAGAGAACGACGCAGCACGCGAAGCCGAATACTTCTACAACGTGGTTAAAGACTACATCGGGCAGGGTATCCCCGTGCTTGACTACGAGACGAAGAACAGCAGCAACAAAGCATGGTGCGAGAAGTTCATCACGAGGTTTCACGAGCTTTCGGGCGTTTGGTGCGTCCTTTACATCAGCGCTTCGCGATGCTCGCAATACAAAGGCTCGTGGATTGCTGAAAAATGCGGGCTTTGGGTTGCAGGCTATCCCACACCCGCGACGGGATGGACTAACGCAGAAATGCCCTATAACATCGCACCTTGGAGCTTCGCGGCTATTTGGCAGTTCACAAGCTCGCTAAAGCTTTCGGGTTGGGGCGGTTCGCTTGACGGCAACATCGCATACATGGACGCTTCGGCTTGGAAGAAGTACGCGGGAGCTTCGGGTGGTTCTTCTGGAAGCACGGGGAAGAGCGTTGACGAGCTGGCGCGCGAGGTAATTAACGGAAAATGGGGCAACGGAAACGCCCGCAAGTCCGCATTGCAAAAAGCGGGCTACGACTACGACGCGGTGCAGAAGCGCGTTAACGAGCTGCTAGCCCCTAAGAGCGTCGAAGAGCTGGCGCAAGAGGTCATCGCGGGCAAGTGGGGAAACGGAACCACGAGGAAGAACGCACTGGAAGGCGCGGGCTACGACTATGACGCGGTGCAAGCGAGGGTTAACGAGCTTGTAGGAAACGGCAAGAGCCTTGACGCTATCGCTAAAGAGGTAATTCGCGGCGATTGGGGCAACGGAAACGCCCGCAAGTCAGCGTTACAGAAAGCGGGCTACGACTACGACGCGGTGCAGAAGCGCGTTAACGAAATGATGGGATAGGTGAAAGGAAGTGTTCGAAATAGTAAACGACTTCATAGTTCAGCATTGGTGCATCGTCGTTGCGCTCGTGTTCATCCTGTTCGACATCCTCACGGGCGTGATAAAAGCAGTGAAGAACGGCGAGCTTTCGAGCAAAGTAGCGCGTCAAGGGCTGTTTAACAAAACGGGGTTCGTTTTAGTAATCGTCTTCGGTTGCCTTTGCGAGTACGGTTCTAACTTGGTTGATTTCGGGTTCGAAGTTCCCTTGATTCTGCCGACTTGCATCTATATCGTTATGCTTGAAGTGCTTTCAATCATCGAGAATCTTTGCGGCATTTCGCCCGACCTTGCAAAGTATCTAGGCAAATTCATTTCGACAGAAGGAAAATAACCGCAACGAAAACGCTTTATAGATTCATAACGGTTATGATATAGTTATAGACGCGTGGAATATTCCGCGCGTCTATTCGTTTGGAGGTATTTGTAATGAAAGAGTACGGCGGTTTCTGGGAGTTTACGAACTATGATTCGAGATATTGGCGCAAACGAGACTATGTTAAGGGCTTCGTTATCTGCTTCACGTTCGCGTTCATCGGTTCTATCAGTGATATAAATTTCTAACGTGTTTCTATTGCAGTCTAATCAACGTTCCTATATAATAGAGCGTAGCGAAACGCAATAGGGCGTTTCAACGATCGGAAAGGCTAACCATGATTAACGATTACAAGCGCATCGTAAGGCACGCGAAGGCAGACTATCCCGAAATTATGCAAGCCTTGAACATCCGATTGGAGCCTGACGAAGATTCGGTACTAGTGTATTACCCAAGCCACTTATATAGGTGCGGATGCGAACGAGAGTTATTCGGAATGTTGGAGCTTGCAAGGTACGCGCTGAACCTTCCGCACGAATAAGCATTCAGATTCATATAGAGCAGTCCGTTACAGCCCGTGCATAACGCGCGGGCTTTTCTATTCACCCCACCCATCCAGCCCAGCCAAGCACAAGCG